AATGGGGGTAGATTATATGGTAAGGTTAAAATAATAAAATTAACGGGTGATGCCGATGTTGCGGATTTAAGAGGTGATATAAATGAATATTTTTATAAAATAAAGTAAGATTTATTTGGTGGTATTAAAAATAGTTGTATTTTTGTACTCTAATTAAAACACGAGATTATGTCAAACACGATATCATTTACACCGGAAAGTTTCAAAAACTTTAAAACAGATTATAACTCAGCCGTTAAGAACAACCAAGAAATGTTTGTTTTTGATGGTAATGACTTTTTAACAAGTTACGCAAAATACGTAATTGAATATCTTAAAACAAAATTTGAATAATATGAGTGAATTAAAAAATGTTGCGACTGAAATATTAGATATTTTAGAAAAAAAACGACAAGACCTTGAACTTACATTTGTGGAGGACACACATACTTACACAATGAAGAACATTCAAGGTGAATTAAAAAGTGATTGGCCATCGGTAAGTAAAGTAATGAAGTTGTTTTATACTGAATTTGATTCTGAAGGAATATCTTTAAAGAAGGCAAATGGTGACCCCAAAGTTCAACAACAACTATTAGATGAATGGAAAGCTGCGGCTGACTACTCAATAAATGTGGGAAGTAGAACTCACTTTTTATTGGAGAAAAAATCATTAGAGATGTTTGAGTTGGATAAAGAAGTTAGACAACCGGAATTTGAATGTAATTTTGAGCAGATACTACGTAGTGATTCTATGGTCTCAGCCGGAACTAACTTTTTGGAAACTATGAAAGAGCGTGGAGCGTTATTGTTGGATACCGAGTTAATTCTTGGTGACGATGAGTATGGTTACACCGGTGCTCCTGATAAAATGTGGTTAATTGAGAATAAGGATAAGTCCGAAATAGGTATAATTTGTACGGATTATAAAACCAATAAACCTAAAAATTTTGAGGCGAGTTATTTTACCAAAAAAATGTTATCCCCTTTTGAAAAATTAGATGATACCGCTCTTGGACATTATTCAACCCAACTACCCTTTTATTGTAAATTATTGTTAAAGATGTTGAAAGGGTCTAAATATGAAAATATTAAAGTGTTCGGATGTATTATTGTTTTAGTTAAAGACGATGGAACCTTTGAAGAGTTCCGGGTTCCCAAGGAAGTCCAACAAACCATATTAGATATGGATATGAAAAAGTATTTGAAAAAGTAATTAAACCCCCATTCTAATTGGGGGTTTTTTATTTGACTAAATGAAATAAATTAATTACATTTAAAATAAAAAATATATGGATGATTTATTAAAACCTCAAATTGATTTAAGAAAACAACCTACTTTGGTTTGTGAGGAATGTGGAAGTATCTTCTTCAAAGAAGTTGTAATGATTAAAAAAGTTAACAAATTGTTAACCGGAAGTCAGGAAGACACGATAGTTCCGTTTCCAACTTACAGATGTGATGACTGCGGTCACGTAAATGAAGAGTTTAAATTATTTGATAAGTAATATGATTAAGAAACTAGTTCATTTTAGTGACTTACACATAAGATTATTCAAAGACCACGACTTATACAGAGGTATCTTGAATAATATGTTGGAACAATTCAGAGAGATTGGTCCGGACAGGATTGTATTCACCGGAGACTTAGTTCATTCTAAAAACCAAATGACACCCGAACTTATTGAGTTCGTTGCTTGGATTCTTACGGAATGTTCTCAAATTGCTAAAACTATAGTTATAATTGGGAACCACGACTTTTTGGAATCGAACTCATCAAGATTGGATGCTCTTACACCGGTGATTGATTCCTTAAAGAACGACAACATCGTTTATTTGAAGAACAGAGGTGAGTACGAGGATGATAATGTTGATTGGGTGGTGTATTCATTACTTGACCATAACATTCCACCTGAGATTGAAAAAACGAGTAGATTAAAGATTGGATTATTCCACGGACCGGTTCAAGGATTAACAACCGACATCGGATACAAGTTTGAAACCGGATTTGAAACCGATAAGTTTAATGGGTGTGATTTGGTATTGTGTGGGGATATTCACAAAAGACAAATCTTCAACATCCCGGGTGGTAAGAAAGCGTATATGGTAGGTTCAACAATCCAACAGAATTATGGTGAGACAATAACCAAACACGGATTTGGAATTTACAATTTAGAATCAGATGAATATTCATTTGTTGATTTGGATAATCCAAAACCTTTCTTATCATTTAAGATGAAATCATTTGATGATATTATAAATGGAACTGAGAAACTAGTTAATGGTGGAAATTAAACTAACTCATAGTCAATTAAAATCAGTCCAAGAATATTGTAAGTTAAACAATATTGAGGATGTGAATAAGTTCATAACAAAATGTTATACCGAAGGGTTTAACATTAAAAAATATGGATTGTTAGGTGATGATTCAGAAAAAATAAGTGGGATTGAAGAAAAACAGGTGGAAATTGAGGTTATCAAAGAAATCCGGGTGGAAGTTCCAGTTGAGGTAATTAAAGAGGTTGTTAAATATGTTGAAGTCCCCGTTGAAATAATTAAAGAGGTTGAAGTCATCAAATATGTTGAAAAAGAGGTGATTAAGGAGGTACCTGTTGAAATAATAAAAGAGAAGATTGTAAATGTTATCCAAGAAGTTGTCCCAAATATAGATAAAATTGGGGACGAACCTAAATCAAATGATAAGGTATTACTTCTTCAAGAAACCTTACAAAAGTTAAGAAAAGAATTAACAGAAAAAAATTCAAGGATTACAGAACTTGAAGAAATAAATAAACAATTGGAATCGATTAAGGTCAGTCAAGGTGCTGTATTTCTTAAAGGTTCCAACTTAAACGAAACAATGTAATATGGAAATTTTAGTATGGTTTATTTTAAGCTACGGGCTTATGAACATTATGGTCTTTGGGTCAATATTCCAAGGACTTAGAAACTTCTTTCAAAATTGGGGGAATGATAAACAATTACCATTTAATGGGGTTGCTCATTTTATATCAGGTATAATAACCTGTCCGATGTGTTTTAGTACTTGGGGTGGATTTGTATTATCCTTATTGATATTCTCACCGACATTTGCTATATTTGGAACACCGCTATGGATTAGTTGGTTCTTTGATGGGATTTTATCATCGGGAGCTGTATGGGCGATAAACTCAATTATAGAATGGTTTGAAGAAAACCGACCACCAAAAAATTAAGATATGGGAAAATTAGGTGAATTTATATTAAAAAGGATTGAGGAAAAGAAAACTCAACGATGGATAATTACTTCTGATGATTTATTTACTCTTTGTGGTGATATGGCAATTATAGATGATGATGATACTATGATGGATATTATGGATTATTTGGAGGAAAATAAAATAGATGTTAATTTTCATAATAACAAATCGGCGGGTTATTACAAAATATGGAATGAGCTTGAAAGAAAGGTTAAATTAAAAAAAATGTTAATAGGTTCTAAAACTGAAGTTCAAAAAATGATTGAGAAGGTTGATAGTGTTAAAGTTCAGGATAGACCGGATTGGTTAGAAGCATATAGAAATGATGATGAAGACACAACACCAGTTGCCTTTACAGATAATGATAACAATTTAGGTAAAAGTATTCTTGATAGATTGACTAAAGAAGTTAGAGACCGAGTAGATAATGAACCGGGAATTACTTTAGAAGAGATACAAGAACAAATAAATAATGAATTAAATAACAATTAAATAAATACAATTATGCCAAAGTCAAAATTACGTGGTGGTGCAAAGGCACACAAAACAAGAGTAACACACAGAAACAACACAATTAGAGGGTTAAAGAAAAAAGCTCAAGCTGAGTATCAAGAAATGTTTGAAAAAACTATGGAAACTTTGAAGGCTCAATACCAAGCTGAGAACGGTGAAACGATGGATGTTAACGCAGAGATTATTTCAGATGAAATAGTTAGTGGTGACTTAAATCAAATCAATGTTACCGATGCTGAAGTTGTAACACCTGAAGTAATAAATGAGAACTAAGATAGTATCCGCATTTCCCGGTGTGGGAAAAACTACCTATCATAAGAATAACCCTGAGACCACCTTGGATTCTGATTCAAGTGGTTTTAGTTGGGTTGTTGATGAACACGGTAATAAAACAAGAAACCCAAGTTTTCCACAGAATTACATAAACCATATCAAAGAGAATATTGGGAAGTATAAATACATCTTTGTTTCTTCACATAAAGAAGTGAGAGATGCTTTGTTAGACAATTGTTTATACTTCTATTTGGTTTATCCGGATGATAACAGAAAAGAGGAGTTTATCCAACGATACCGAGATAGAGGTAATGATGAAAACTTTATTAAGTTAGTTGATTCTAAATGGTATGAATGGATGAGAGAGTTTTATTGGATGGATAGAGGTTGTGAGAAACTAACCGTTTATGATGGTTGGAACTTAGACACCGTATTGGAAGCTCAAGATAGACGAGATGGTGGTGAAGTATTAACAGAAGACGTGGAGTAACAAAGAATGGATTTATTTAATCCCCCACCTCAATTTAACTATACAATAATGGAAGACCTAAATATTGTAAACTTGGATAATCCTTACCTACAGGTTGTGTGGGAGGATTATGCCGAGAATTTTACACAAGAAAAAATTAAGAGTGTTCGTCATTACTTCCAAAAAAAGTATGATACGACTAATGTTAATGTAATCACAAAGACAAAGGTTGCTCAGGACACCACACATACCGTAGATATATCCTTTAACATCTTGGATGAGAATTACCAATTAGAATTAGTTCGTTCATTCTTGGAGTCAAAAGGGAATATGGAACACTACGACGATATCTACCAACTTAATAGTATTGTGGATAACAAATTGTTACAGGACCAAACCGACGCCACTCCGTTTAAGAGATGGTATATTAAGAACATTGAGTTCTCAAACTTCTTATCCTATGGTGAGAATCAGAAGATAGATTTTGAGAAGTGTGATGGGATTACGGTAGTGGAATCAAACCCACCTAACTTTGGGGGTAAAACAGTTTTAACTGTGGATTTATTGATGTTCTTGTTCTTTAATGAGACTACCAAGACATCCAAAGCGGAGGAGATATTCAACAGATTTACAGACAGAAACAAAGTTGCCGTAAAAGGTGAGATTACAATCGATGGTGAGGAGTATATCATATTGAGAAATATTGAGAGAAAGTTATCAAAGAAAAATGAATGGTCGGTTAAGACCGAGTTGGACTTTTACAAAAGATTGTCTGATGGTAGTTTGCAGAACTTCACCGGAGAACAACGAAGAGAGACCGAGGCATTTATCAAAACGTCTATCGGGACCAAAGAGGACTTCTTAATGACCATCCTAACAACTGCCACCAACTTGGAAGAACTAATTGATGCCAAACCTACGGCGAGGGGTCAAGTTCTATCAAGATTTATGGGATTGGATTTCCTTAAACGTAAGGAAGAGGCTGCCAAAGAAATATATAGTGACTTTTCCAAAGGAATGTTGTCTAACATCTATAACTCTGAAGAACTTAAAACGGATAACCAAACTAGTAAAGAAACGATTGATACCCTAACGGAGAGTAATCTTACATTAGATATTCAATTGGAAGATGCTAAGGCAAGAATCCTTAAGGGACAGGAGTATCGTGACGGGTTGTTAAAATCCAAACACAATATTGATAGAGATTTAACACTGGTATCACCGGACAAAGTCCAAGAGGAGATAAACACATTAGGTTTTAATAAATCCAAGGCTATTTCAGATAAAGATGGTGTTAAGGTTGTTGAACCATCTGAGTTCTACCACGAGGACAAACACGACAAGGTTAAACAGGAGATTAAAGATTTAATGACCCAACAAGCGGAGAACAACGCCAAGATTAAAAGTATTGAGGAGTTGAAGAGTTCTGTTGATGGTGGAATCAAATGTGAGCATTGTGGTATTGAACTTATGAATGCTGCAATAACCAATGCTAAAATTGGTGAGCTTGCCGGTTTTATCACGCATAAAGGTCAATTGGAGGGGTTAATGCAGGATTTAACCAACAAAGAGTTAGGTTTTGTTAATCTTAAAAAAGAGTTTGATGAGTATGAGAAAAACAAACTTATCAGAGAGAAATACGAATTAAGTATTGAGAGTTTCCAATTGAAGATTGACGCGTTGAAAACCAAATTGGATAGATATTCAGAGGTTCAGGATAAAATTGCGGAGAACAATAAGACTGATGGATTGTTGATTAAAGCTAAATTGAGATTGGATGAACTTGAGGGTGAGAAAAAAACAATTGAGAAAAGTATTTCGGATAACACATTCCAAATAACAACTCTTAATGATAAGATTACATCCAACTTGGAAACAATCAGAAAGATTGCGGAAGAGGCTGAAAAGGAAAGAATCTACAAAATCTATTTGGAAATCTTCGGTAAGAATGGTATTACCAAACTTATTATGAAAACGATGATGCCACTTATTAATAGTGAACTTCAAAGGTTATTGGAAGATAGTTGTCACTTCAGATTGGAAGTTAGAATTAACGACAAGAATGAGGTTGATTTCTTAATGATTGATAACAACACTCAGGTTGAGAAACCGATGTCATCCGGTTCCGGGTATGAAAGAACAATTGCCTCATTAGCGTTGAGAGCGGTGTTAAGTAAAATCTGTTCATTACCAAGAGCGAATGTCGTGGTATTTGATGAGGTATTCGGTAAGATTTCCAACGATAACTTGGAGATGGTATCGGAGTTCTTCACGAAGATTAAAGAATATTTTGAGAAGATATTTGTTATCACTCATAATCCACTGGTCACGAATTGGGCCGACAACGTTGTGAGGATAAGAAAAGAAGACAATATTAGTCACGTATCCCAATAAAATCAGTACCTGCCGATTGACAGGTACTTTTTTTTTATCTATGTTTTTAATATGAATAGATATAAAAAATATGAAGACACGTTAAATAGTTATGATGATTGGTTATTGTCTAACAATAGTGATGATGGTCGAGTTAATTCTTTAATGAGTGAAAAAGGGATTACAGAATCAATAGTTGAAAGATTAGGTCTCACTAAAGTAAAAAAATCCAATAGGGATGAACACGATTTGTATATCAAGGAAGGTGAAGATTTAAAAATTGTTCTACCGAATAATTTTACTAACACTATTAGTTTTATTAA